AATACCTTTTAGTGCGGCACCTGACACAACTGTTGCTAATACGCCTTTGAGTCCACCAAGTGTTGATCCAAAGCCTTTTGCACTCTTATCAACCTTTTGAACACTCTTATCTGTTTTGGCCAACTGTTGTTGTAGTTGTTTAATGCCACCAAGTGCTTGTCTTGTGTTTATATCAATTGAATATGTTAAATCAGCCATTGTTCACTTCCTAATAATATCTTTAATCAGTTTGTTTAGTAACTTTGCTGTGGGTTTGCTCATACCATCTGGTGCTTGTCTACTTGAACCTGCGTCTAAGAAACTTGCATATGGATAGTTTGCCTCAATAACATTGTTACGAAGTTTGGTTTTGCGTTTTGCATTACCAGTCTTCTTTGGAGTTACACCGCGAAACTTGAGGAAGGCTTGTCTAGTTACTTTTGTTTGTAACTTGTTACTAATGTTGGCTAGGCTAGGTGTTATTAGATCCTTTTTTACTGTTGCCATGTTTAACTCCTTCAAGCATTGCTTCTAATTGTTTTGTGGTTTTACCGTGATTATTTTTATATTCATCAGTATTTTGCCACTGTGCAAATTTATTGGCTGTTTGTAACACCAACAAGTCTAATGTATCACCTGTTGCTAGTGCCACACTTGGTAACACGCCATATCGTTGTGCAACATTATCCAAACTAATCAGCATCTTAGTACTACTGCTATCCCAGTCTGGGTGTTGGTTTACAACTTTCCCAATCGTTCTACAATCGCTCCTATAGCCAGGATCATAACATCAGTTGGAATAGTATTTTCTGCGTTAATAATTGGCTTACCTTCGTCATCTAGAATAAGATCTTTAACCATGTCGATGACATCACCTGGCTTGCCTCCATCATTAGCATTTGCTAATTGCATGAACACATCCATAGGCTGTCTATCCCATGTGTGGAAGGTAACTGCATCGCCATATTTGTCTTTTACGGCTTTGTTACTTAGAGTAATTTCAATTAATTGGGGTTTTGCACTTAATTCTTTTAACTTCATATCTGTTTTCCTATGTATCTGTTTTGTTTAGTAGTTCATTTGCGACTGCTACTAAAAAACCTAGCCTGCTACGGGCTTTCTTTATATCGTTTTCTGCACATTGTATCTCATTGCGGGCTTTTGCCACTTCTGCAAGAATAGTTTGTGCTAGTTCTGTTTTACTTAAAGTATTTAGTATCTGCATATCGTTCGTTTTCTGTTGTTATAATAATACAGGGCGTTTCCGCCCTGTATATTAGTTTTGTATGTTACAATTATGTAATAGTGTAATCACTATCAACAGTAATTGTAATTGGTGAGACCCATACTGGAGCATCAGCAGATACAGTAGGAGCAAGTCCTGTGATGTATCCTGTTCCTGTAACAGTCTTACCAGCGTCACCATTTGAAGTCTTACCCATAAAGAGTGTGAATTCAACTAGATCTTTATCTGTTGACATGCCAAATATTCCTTTTAAAGATGCTGTGCCTGCCGCAGATGTGCCGTCACCAAAGAATGAATCTTGGTTAAGCACAAGGTTCATACTTAAACTGTTAGTTGCTGTAGTGGCAATTTGTCTTTTTGCCGCCGCATCTAACTGTGTCCAAGTAAAAACATCGTTTGCCGCGTTTAGGGTAATATCTTGTAAACTAGGAACATCTAACTCATCATTTGTCGCATCAGAAACGATTTCCAATTTAAGAGTTGCCTCTACATTGGATGTTCCTGGTGCTGGATAAATGTATTGTTCAGCCATGTTGTGTTTTCCTTTTTAGTTTAGTTTTTAATGTTAGTAAACCTAAGTTCAATCTGTGTTACCAATTGGTCACCATTAGCATAAGTGCTAGTGACAATGGCTCTTCTCTCAGTATAACCTGTGATAGTGCTTATGTCCTTTGCCGCCTTTGCATATGTTACCAATGCATCATAGTTTGAAGGTAGGGTTTTAGCGTCTGTGACAACATAGACAGAGACAGTAGTGGTTTCGGACACTATTGAACATCCATCTAATGTATCAATTAAGGGTTCTTGTTCAGTTGATGGGTTGTCAACATATAACTGCTTTAGATTCTGCAAGTAAAGTGCTGTGCCGTTTTGATCAAACGGTAGATTTTGGCTTACGCCGAAACCACTTGGCTTGTTGTCTTCTAAATAGGTTAATAGTAAACTTCTCATTACCTGATCCTCTTCATTTGAACAACACCTGGCGTCATCTCACTTGATAAGATTGTTCCTGTGCCATCAAAATCATACCAATCCCCGGCAGTTATAAGTTCGTTAAACAGTTGTATGTACTTCTGTTCATAATAACCTAGTTTCTGCTTTTCGTCGTTATCGTCTGAGCCAAAGTCTGCTACTTTTGGAAGTATGTAGTAATACATGGTGTAAAAACAACATAAGTCTGTAAAGTCATCTCTTCTGGCTTGGATTTTAAGTCCACTTGGGCTTGGAATATCCGCTACAGTTCTGATAGTAGTTGCTCCTTTGTCTTGAATAACAAAGTAACTTCTCCACCAATCCGTGCTACGAATATTGGATAAGATTTTTGCGGAAGACCTAACTAGTAAGTCTGTAACCACATCTTCTGTTAAGGCCTCATTTGCCACAAACAATCTGCTGTCAGTTTCAGTCATATCTGTATACTGAGCAAAACTAACAAAGTTTGTTGTTGTTTCAATGAAAGCCATATTCAATTCGCCTTATTAACTAATGTCAACAGTTACAAGTCTACCAAATCCTGGTTGAATTGCTGTTGCGCCTGATACACCTGTTAAAACTAAATCAGTTGCACGATTAGCCGCTTGGTATTGCTCATTAGCACTAATACCGCCACGCATTGCATGACCAATAGCACCTGGAGTGAATACAGCACAACTAGCCACATTTGATCCATCTACTGGAACTAGGCTTGATTCAATAATTGAACAACCTGCAATGTTAGCCACAAAGTAGTTAGACAAAATGTCGTTACCAACATTTGTGTTTGCTGTGTAGGCACTAGTTGCTGTTAAACTTTTCTTAAGTTCATTAGCCGCTGTTGGGTGAATAACTGCGTAGAATGGACCAGTCATTTTAGCCGCTCTTAATTGTGCCATTGCATTCATGATGTCATCAACGCCAAAGTTTGCCGCTGTTACAGTTGCACCTGCTGATGTTAAATTATCAAAAGTTCCAAATGCTTGTGTGTCCATAGATTCTGCAATAGCTCTACCTGATTGCTCACCTAATTGTGACATAACATTTGATTCTGCTGAGTTTTTCAACATATCTGTTACTTGGTGGTAAACAACATGCTCAGATAATGTAATTAACGCCTGAGTTGTGTTTGTGTCTTTGGCTGTTGCCGCAGATTCATCTGTGATGTTTTCTGCTGAGATTGAACTCCATACAGGAACTTGTAATACTTTTCCTGCGTTTGCTGGAGCGTCGAAAATTGTAGTAATTTGTCTTGCTACTGAATTTTCGTATGCCGCGAATTGTGCCGCTGTTACGAGATTGCTAAACAATTCGGCATTGATTGCTGTTGTGTTTGCCATGTTAATGGTCTCCTTAGTTGGTTATATAATATTAACGCAGACCTTGTGATTTTTTATATTCACGATAGATTGCTCTATGTTCTGGATTCTGCATATTTAACTTATTAACATCTAGTTTACTAGTCTTGTTAGTATTGGTGTTGCTGTTTGTATTTGTTGTTGCTGGTGCAGGAGAAACAAAATGAGGATTGGTATCTAACCATTCCTTAACATAATGGTCCACACTAACTGGCTTTCCATCATCATTGTATCTCACACTACCATCAGTGCCAATTACTTCAACATCGCCTTCTGCATTAAGTCTTACATTACTGGATAACAACTGTTTCACTTGTTCTGGTGCTACTGCTTTATAACGAGCCGCGGCATCTAACAGTGGACTGTTAACTTTGTATTCCTTAATAATACTATCGCGTTTTTGTATTTCAATGTCTTTCTTTTGAGCAAGGTCTTGTAATGTCTTTTCAAACTCGCCTCTCTTAATTGCTTCTGCTTGTGCTTTTTTCTCTGCTTCTGCTTTTAAGTTGCGTAGTTCTTCTGGATCACCTAAGTCCTCATATACCTTTTCGTATTTGCGTTGCATAGACTTTTTTAATCCAGCCATATGGTTGTCAAATTCTTCTTGTGTATATGTTTTTTGCTCTACAGTTTCCTGAACATTTGTTTGGCTAGCGGCTTCAGTTGCCTCTACAGTTTCCGGTGATTGATCGCTCATCGTGTGCGTGCCTCCTTAAGAGTGTTTATTAGTTATATTTAGCGGATTATTCAGCCGCTATTTTATTATGGGTATACCCCTGAGCCTGCATATTCAAATGTTCTGCTTCGGTTCTAGCCAAGTAGGCATTGCCCTGTGCATCATACATGATATGAGGTTCAAACTCCTCAGCAAGATAATCCTCTGGATCCTCGCCAAGCAATTCTACAATTCGTGCATCAATAATGTTTAGTAATCGAGGATTAGTTACTGCTTTTTTGGCAGTTTCTAATTGTACATATTCATTATCTACATCGCGAATATTAAAACTATCTGGATATTCAATATAACCTGTAAATGGTTGATTGAGATATAATCCAAACAATTCCCAAATTTGTTCTTCTGCTAGTTCAAGGTTGTCACCTTTTTCACTTAGTCTAGCATTTAACAATTCGAATTCTTGTTGTTGTGCAACAACTGAGGCTCTTTTTGCCTCTGTTGCTCTAATACTACCAATGTTAGCCATCTTGTCAATACTTGCAACTGCGCCTTTGATAGCATCCATTATACTTGTGCTACTAGCACCATTGTATGTTAGTAGGTATGGTTTTAAGCCTGGGTCCAAATCATTTGGCATTTGAACAATACTGCCACTACCATTTCCTGCAATAACATCTGGTGTTGTAACTAGACTTGGGTGACTATCTAAACGAATAGTTTGTTCTAATTCATTTTGCATGTTGTAAATAAATTTTTGAACATCTGAGATATCATTTATATCTCCCATTCCAATTCCTCTAACACTTGTCTTTTTGTTGTAAGCAATAACTGCCGGAATCATTCCCAAGCCATTGTTTTCAACACTACGAGTTTCTTCGTAGTCCTTGTCCAAGTCAACTACTTTTGTTGTAATTGTTTCCGGTGTCCATTCTTTGATAGTTCTAACACTACCATTTGAATCTTCAATGTAACGAATGTAGTCTAGCACATAACTACCATCTATCTGTCTTTCATAGTTCCAATCCAACATATTAAGAGGAGTAATTAAATTAACATATGGACGAACGCCTGTGCTTTGTTCTTCTGCTAGTGTGTTTGCACCTACATTTGGCTTTGTAACAATAATCCATGCATGTCCAAATACACTGCTCCATGTAGCAACATCTTTCATAAAGTTGTTGAAGTTGGTTCCATCTTTGTCTGCGTTCTTTAAAAAACTTTGTGTTGCTGGAAGGTTTTCTAAATTAGCCAAGTCTCTGTAAGGTTCTTTTCTAAATAAAAAACTATTGTATACACTGATAACACTAGCACAATGGTTGTCTAAATGAGCACTGCGTAGTCTTTGTGTGTATTCATCTCCACTTTCCAATTGATACTTTGTTAGGTGTAATCCATCGCGGTATACTTCGCCCCCAATGTAACTTTCTAGCAAATATTGCCAGCGGTTCTGATAATCCGTATAGATAGTGTTACCACTTGCCGCCGCGGATACATCACTTTGTATTATGTTGTTTATAATTGTCATATTACTGTGTTCCTATTTTATGTCCCCAACGACTAGGTGGTTGTGGGGTGAATTGTTTAGTTACAGGGTGTAGATAGTCAACTGCGTATCTCACACAGTCGCACATGTGATCCCATCCTGCGTCTTTATCTGGTTGGTGTGTAGATTCTTTATAGTTCCACCTGTCCATTGAATCAATTAAATTTTTACACTTTGGATCTACCAGCAATGCTCTTACACCATTTGCATTACATAATAAACTATTTACTGCATTTATTGTATCTCTCACTGGTGTGTGCTTCCTAGGAGCCTTAACAATAAATCCGGAGTTTTCAAGTATACTAATGTCAGTCCTACCCCCGGCACTGCTTTTATTTTGCCGTCCGGCTGGATCTGCATACGAGAAAATCTTATGGCGTGGATACCGTTGTTTAATTTCATCTACCATCTCGTCTGTGTTTGATGTATTCATCTTTATTTCATCTATAGCATGTAAGCCTGAATCAGTTTGTGCAAATACAACACTTGTCATTGGGCTATAGTTAAA